AGATTCAAAATAATCGGGTTGAATAATATCTGCAATTTGTTGTAAAAATATTCTATCCGTAAATAATGCTGCTATGACTTTGACTTGAAATCCAAATCCGTATTCACTTAATTTATCTGTCATATAACCATTATATAAAAATCATTGTTAAATTCAAATCATTTATGTGTTTGTTTTGCAAACGCATTCAAAGATAACCATGTATTATTCAACCAATCCGGTAAATTCTTCATGATAGCCCACATCTTATCTTCATAAAATAATCTTTGAAATTCTGGCCTATTTAATTGCGGTATTGGTTGTTCCATAATACCACGAATCTTACTTGCCGCCGGGGCTGGAATATCTAATAATTTGATATTCATGAGTTGATAATTTTGCTCAATAATTCGAGCATTATCTAGAATCTTTTGATATGATTTAGATTCTTTAAGATTGTTTCGACTTTTATCTAATAATGCATCAACTGAATATTCTGCGGGTTGTGCTAATTCAGGAATCAATTTTAAAATAGTTTTTGGTCCTATTCCATTAACGCCCGGAATATTATCAGAAGCATCGCCTGTAAACGATCTATAAATAACCATGTTATTAGGATGCACTCCGAATTCTTTATGAACTGCTTCTACATCATACATTTTCTTTTTAATGGGCGACCAAACTTGAATTCGATCATCTACCAATTGGTAGAAATCTTTATCCGTAGAAACAATAGTAATCTTTTTGCAAGTATCTTCATACATTTGTGCAATATACGCAATTGCATCATCTGCTTCAATGCCATCTATTGCCATGAATGTAACTGGCAAATTATCTAGATATGAAACCAATCTGCTAAATTGATGACGCATTGATTCTTGTTCATCTTCAATAGTTAAATTATGATGATCATGACGACGAAGTTTTGTTTTATTTGCTCGATTAGCTTTGTAATCGCCGTAAATCTTTTTACGTTTAGCGGAACCACCTCTACCATCAAATACAATGATACATCGGGTTGGTTTAAAATCTCGAACTGTCTTACCTATTGAATATAGAAATCCAGTAATACCGCCAATATGATCTCCATCTTCATTGTAAGCAGGAGTAGCGCCAAAGCTACGAATGAAAGTATTCAAGCCGTCGAATACCATGAAATGATCATTTACATCCGACGGGCTTGAAGTTCTTTCTTGTTGTAACTCTTTAAATAATCTTTGATACTTATTCATTATCCTTCTTCGTCAATGAATTCGTCTGTGATTATTACATCATCAATACCACCATCAACACCAGCTTGATATTTGAATATATAAGCATCGCAGATTCTTCTATATAACCTATCTTTTGCTTCTGGGTTATTAATAACCTTTTCTACAAAATCTTTGCTTTGGAATTTTAATTCGCCAAACGTTTCACCCGTTTCATGATCAACATCTTCTAATGTATACCATGCACCTGATTGTTTGACTAAATCAAAATTTTTCATGATAGATAACCAACCATTTTAATTGTCAATACCACTATCATAGTAAATTTCATAATCTACTTTGCGATGCGGCGGACCCATACGATTCTTAACTACCTGTACATTTGTTTTGCTACCTACAACTTGTTCAACGCCAGATACTTTAGCTTTGATCATACCTGTATTTTTAAGTCGAAGTCGAACTGATGCGTGGAATGGAATTGCCTTGCCACCCGCAGTTGTCCATTGGTCTCCAAATGATACGCCTAATTTAGTACGTAACTGATTTGTAAAGATAAGACAAATACGCTCACGTGCAATCCAATTAGTTACTTTACGCATTGCTTTCGACAAGATGATTGACTTTGAAGTTGCATAACCATCTTTATCATATTCAGCTGACATTTCAATTTTTGTAGATGCACCCATAATTGAGTCTACAACAATTGTAACTAAACGATCTTTATCTGATTTGCGAACGCCTTCTACAATTGTTTCAATTGTTTCAAAAATTTCTTCAATTGTTTCTAATGGTACATATAGCATTGTTTTCAAATCAACACCAATAGCCGTTAAGAATTCAGCACTCGTAGCAGATTCGGTATCAATATAAACAGCTAATCCACCCTTCTTTTGTGTTTCTGCTAAAGTGTGTGCTGCTAATAATGATTTACCAGATGCTTCTAATCCGGTAATTTCAGTAATCCGGCCTACAGGAAATCCTCCATAAGGCCGGTTTGAAATTGCTAAATCAAGCATCGAGCATCCTGAAGAAATCCATTCTGATACATTGCTTGGAGAATCTTCATCGCCATCTAAAAAAAACGCAGTCTTAAGATTTTGTCCTTTAAATTGCTTGTTGATACTATCTGCTAATGTATTTGCTAGACTGTCTTCTAGTTCCAGTTTACTTTTACTCTTTGCCATTTATAACTCCTTGTTATTTGAATAGATCATTGAATGCATCTGCAACGTTTTCAACTTTAGTTGCTGCTGGTTTGCTTGATGCTGGTGCTGTAGGAGCTGATTCTTCTTTATCTGATTCAACATCTGAATCTGCATTTTCTGGATTCATCCATTCTTCTAATGCTTCTTGCAATTCATCAAATGTCGGCTCTGGAAATAAATCAGTGATTTGTGGTTGATTCATAATCTTCTGAGCAACTTCTTTATCTTCTGTAGCAGGTTGCGTATTTGGTTTAACACGAATTGCTGTCTTAGGATATGAACCCGTACCCTCTGCCGGCGTAAATTCTACATCAATATCACGACCATTCATTAAGTCGGTAATATCACCATAATCAGCATCTGCAATAATAGAAAGCAATTCCGTATAAATGGTTTTACCAAAGCCCCAGAATTTAACTCCTTCAGATTCTTTACCACGAACGATAACAGGAACATAAGTTCTCATTTTTGGTTCAATTTTACGACCCATGAGCCAATCTTCTTTGTCTCCGGTCTTTTTAAGTTTTTCAGCAAACTCTACAATTGGATCTGCATTTCCGAATGTGATGGGTGACAACATGGTTTTTTTACCAATGTCATAATGGAAATACAATTCTAGAAATGGATTTTCTTTGCGATGAATGTAAGGGACGATGCGAACACGTGTCTTGCCAGATTCAGGCTTCCAGATGTTGCTTTTTTTGTCATCGGTTTTGTTTAATTGATTAAGTTTTGCTTTGATAGCGTCAAGGTTAAGTGCCATAAGTACTCCTTTATTGATTAAGTTAATAAAATATTTAAATTATAATTACAATATAAGTAATTAATTCGTTAATTCAAAGTAATTTGTTAAGTATTTTTTAAATCTTTTACATATATAAATATTAGTTCCAAGAAAGTTTCTTGAAAAACACAAGGTCGATAACTCGGAAGCCTGCATCATCTGTAAGTATAAATGAATTTTGATATATGCTCCAATCAAGTTGAAACGTTTTGTCTAATACGCCATTATTTACGGCTCTGATAACTTCATTAAGTGCATTAACTGTATATAATGTATTAGTTTCCTTTTTGCGATGAATGCTAATTGTATTCTGTCCTCTTTGAGTGCCAGCATCTGCATTGTATGTGCAATATAAATTAGCTGCGGATTCTGCATTAGCAAATACAAATATCCGACGTTCTGGTATAATATAACTTTGCTGTATATATTCCGTTACTATGTTTAAATCTGATCTATGTGCGAATGTGCAAAGCAGTTGTGTTTTCAAGTTGTTACTCCTTGGCGAATAAATTTTTATAGTTTGCTTCAATTGTACCGCCATTGATTACAACATTAGCTAGTACTGTATCAATATCTAAAGATTCAAAGTCAATTTCATATGTATATATATCAGTTGGATTTTTACTACTAGTATTGATTATATATCCGCCATCGCCTGGTTTAATTTGTAATTTTTCACGTAATATATTCGTTAATAATGCAGCAGCTGCAGCTCGAGGTTCATAAGTGTCATCTCGTAAATTTAATGATTGTTTAACTAACTCAATTTGTGAAAATAAATTTCGAAATATAGGAAATGATTCAATTAATTCCATTTTTGATGGTAATCTATCCAGAGCAATAAATGTTCGAAATGCTTCTTCTAATTCTTTACCACCAAAGGCTAAATCAGAATAAACTTTTTTTGAATCATCTGATGATCCGAATGTTTGAGCTAATGTATGTATACCAAAAATAATTGAAACTAATTGTCTAGTTTCTTTAAATTTTTGAAATCTGCCTAATCCTATTCTAGCATTATGGGATGGATAACTTTTTACTTCAACATTATCAGAATCAATTGTTAAATCAGGTTGGTCGTCGCCGCGATTATCAATTGTATTTACTGCTGGATTTTGATATTGATATAACCAATATAATGCAATTTCTCCTTTTCCTATAATAGCAGAATTCATAGTTTCAGGCCAAAGTTGTTTAAATATCTCAGCATCCTTTGAAGTTAATGCTAATGGTCCATTATCTAGATTATAATGGCCTTGTACTTGCGGTATTTCAGCTTCAGGATCTAACCCTAATCTCGATTTAATTGCAGCATCATAATCTGCAGAACTTTCCGTTAATATAGATGTTTTGGTATTTATAGATTCCGAAATATTATATCCGCGGGCTTTACGAACAATCTTATTTCGTTCTGTTGAGTTTAATGAAGTCATCTCTGATAATATCGTATCTAAAATTTGATAATCAGAGTCCATGGTGGGATAACCTTTTGGTAATCTATAACACCATTCTGTTAATATTGAATCTATAGTCATAAAGAAATAGTTTTTATTTTATCATAAATATCGCCAACCTTCACTTTTACTGGAAAGTTGCCTTGTTCTAATACGTGTTTGATTTGTGGTAACAACTCTTTTGCTTCTGAATAATCTACATCGAAAAGCAGGGAGTCATATGTATAAAGTATCATGCAACTTGCATATGGTGCAATTAAATCTTGCACTTGCTTCAATTTAAGAACTGATACTTCGGTTTCTACTGCTTGTAAATAATAGTTAAACAATTTATTAGCAGTCATATTCTGCATACCATCCTTGCAGATATTGCGTTTCAATACGGGCGTTTCTACGCAACCCGTACGTTTCCATTTATTCCATATTTTATACACAAAATCATTTACTTGTGCAAAAAATGGTATGCTTAAGAATTCTCGATCGATACCTCCGTACAATAAACGAAATGTTATTGCTTTGCTTTCTTCACGTTGTGTATCAGTTAAATTTGCAACATCAAAATAAAATTGACCTAAATAATCATGTATTGATGATGCAGGTAATTCATATCCGATCATCTTTGCAATGAGCCGAACGTGATATGAATCAAAGTCCATTTCTACTAATGCACCTCGTTCAAAGCGACTACAAAATGCTGCTCTGGTGCCATCATCCTTATTCATTGCAGCAAAGTTGAAACCTCGAAATGCGTTGCTTGGTCGGCCTGTTGTTGTATGATAATGATAGTTTGAATATACCTTACCTTCATGAATCAACTCTGGCATACGAAAATCATCAGTAACTTGTAGACCCGCGGATTCAATACGTGCAAATACTTCTGGATATGTTGCATTGAATTGCAGGTATGATTCTGATAGTTGAGCATTCACACACATTGGCCAAGCATAGTAACGTATTTTTTGACACATTGCCATATGTTGTTGCAACGGAATAATACAATTAACTGCATCTAATGTAGCGTGCCGTCTCCAATAAAATTGATGAGCTGCAGTTGGATAATGTGATTCATCATATGCTTCGCCGTATGTATACCACCACAATGTTTTTACATCCCATACCGACCCATTACCTCCCGTTTGTAGCCATCGCTTCTTGTCGTGAACAAAGATATTCTCTAATGCTAAAAAAGAACTTACATGTTCAGGAAAGCCCCTTAGTTGTTCAGTATGATATATAGGAATCATACGCTCTACATCATCTTCTGTATAAATGTAGATTGCACATAAACGATTAACTGCTGCATGATTCATGGGACTACAGTATACTGGTACTAGCAAAGTTTTTCTGTCTTTGATATATTGTAACGTTTGCGTAACCTCTTCTATAGTATCCACTATCATTATATGGATAATAAGAAATTTTTATTAGGAATCCAATCCGTTGATGTCTGTTGCAATATTAAAAATATTATCTGTATAATATTCAGTTAGATTTGTTAAATGACCAACAATTTCCGGTAAAAATGTTGCAGCTCGTTGTACTTCTTTTTTATTTTTAGTAATTACGCCTTCTACTAAATATCCATTTCGTTGTTCATCATTAATATTTCCAGTAATAAACCATGTTAATGATGTTGCGGAATATATTTTCGAATCCATAACATTAGATTGCCATTGATTGTATTGTAATTGATTTGTTTCTATAATTGCTGATTCATTATGTTTTTTCAAAAAATATCTAGAAATAGATCCGTTGATAATATCTTGTTTACGTATTTGTACTGGAATTGATTTGGGTGAAACATATGTTCCTGTATATGCATCATTTGTTAGTTGTCGATAAACAATATTTTTATGATTTTCTACAGTAACTTCTTGATATGGAATTAATTGTAAAGACGTTTTAGGATTCCAATTTGGCTGTGTATATGCTTCGCCGGTTGTGTATAGATGATATGATCCAATATATTCTTTGTTATCAGTAGTCATCCATTCCAAACCAGTTGTATATAAATTAGTAGTTATTTCGTCAACGGGATAGTATAATTTTAATCTTGACATTTTTATCCTAATTTCGGTCGCATTATACATTTAACTTTAGAAGTCCATACGCCATCAGTGTCTACATCATGAGTAATGCCAATTACACTGAATACTGTATTTTTTTTATATTTTTCTGGTAATCCGGCGAATGTTAAAACGTCGCCATAACGTAATCCATTTATGCCATCCATTGTAAATTCAACATCAAATGGAAATATTGGCGCTGTGAGTTGTTTGGATTTTTCTATGTCTGGAAATGGAAATTTTATATACTCTATCAATGCTTTGTATAATTTTGTTGTATTTTCTCGTACTAACGGAACTTCTCCATAACTAATTTTAGCATCATCTAAATTTTTTATGTTTTGCTCGTATTTGTTTTTATATTTTTCTCGAGCTTTATTTATTGAATCAGGATCTTTTGAATTATACATAAAATTTAAATATGGTGCAATTTCATCATCAGATACATCTGTTCCCGAATTCAAAACATATGACAAATTTTTAACGTTGTTAGGTAGTTTAGCTTGAAACGTAAATTCTCTAACAATTGTTCCGTTTGGATGATTTGCTAACATTGGAACTGAATATGCAGTTACTGGATTTTTAGTGTTAATTGGTTTTAAATATTTTGTATCACTAAAAAGTAATTGTTGCTGATTATTCGGATCTGTTACTAATTTTAAGATAATTGCGTTGCCTGTTGCATATGATATTCTAGCACTAATATTTGCTAAAAATGAAGCTAATGTAAATTGCTTTGTATTTTTTGCGGATAATTCATTTAATACTGTTTGTATGTATTCTAAATTTATAAAAATTCTTGAAGGAAAAATAACAGTCGAATCAGATTGATTTGGCGTTCCAAATATTCCCGGCCATTTAGTTACATTTTTTGTTTCCATTGTTTTTAAAACATCCGGATACATTTTTAAACCTCCATAAACATTCATTCCTCCATCATTAGATTTTAAATTTTCATTATTTGGCAGTAACAATATATCTTTAGGAATACATGAAGTAAGTTGTGGATAATAATTACTTCCCGGTACCAGATCTGTACATTTAATATCATATTGTTCTACAGATCCTTCTAATTTTGGTGTAATATAATTATTAACGCATTGTATTAATGCACCTAATGTTATATATCTTTGTGTTGCAACATATGATTCCCATTGTGCATTATATGTAGATTTAGCCTGTTCTTGTTGTTGTTGAAATGATGAACTTTGTGTTGTTATATCAATTGAAGATGATGGATCTGCAACAAATGTTTGAGGTTTAAATGGCGGAGTTTGTATGTTTGGATATAGTTTACCATATAACATAAAATGATCAGAACCAGTTTCTAAACCAGAAACAATATTAAATGGAATTAGCATCGGAGGATTTTGTTTTGGATCTATTTGATTGTGTGTTTTAAACTTATTTAATAGTTCTTCAAATCTGTTGAATATTTGTCCATAGAACTCAGTAGACCCAGACCCAGTTTCTAAACTTAGTTCTTGTAATTGTGCGACACTAGCGGTGGCGACGGCATCATAAACTTTAAAAGTTTTAGTTTCATTTTTTTTAGTATCTGGATTCATTAACATGGTTACGTCAGTATATGTATTACTGGTACCTGTTAATGATATTGTAACATCTACTGATCCTTCTGTTGTATATGAAAAATCAAAAGATGTTATCAAACCTTGAAATGAAAATTTATTTAATTTACGTATTTCTCGTTTAAATGCAGTTAAATCTTTTTTTAAAGATGGATACAATTTATTTAATTTTGTGTCAATTATTTCTTCTGATAATGATCCAAATAATGATGATGTAGAAATAAGATTAGTATCGGCACCAGTAATTATAGCAGAATTTGGATGTTGTATATCAATTTTAACATAGCGTCCTGGGTATAACCATGTATCTTCAAATATATCTAAATCTCGTGTCGGATTTGGAATTGTTATGTTAACCGTTGCTTTATTCAATAATCCCATAGAATGGTCTCCAATATCAACACTTACTGCAGTAATAATCGGCCCTATTCTTCTAGATGTATCAGTTAATTCTTTTGATTTTAATGTTGCTGTGCTGCCGATATCTTCGATTTCATCAACTGTATATTTAGGATTCGTTAAAAAGCCGCCGTCGCCCGATGCAAAATTCTTGAATTCATGATTCTCGTTAGCTCTTACTACAGTAAAGCTGGTTGGACTCGATGGTAGATATCTGCCAGATCTTACGTCAACGCCTCCTAATACAGCAATTACAGCCCCGGGGTCAGCAGAACCAGATTTATATGCTGTTAGTTGAACATTGGCAATTTTGCCAAGCATAAAATTTAAATCTTGAGTTGTTCGATTACGACCCGATAAACCTCGAGCATTTAGTTCTAATTGAACTGCGGGGTCAACTTGTGAATAAAATATGTTGCTCATCGCGATAAATTAATTTCATTAATAACTTGTTGTACAATATTTTTATCTGGTATCCGTATTGTAGTATTTTGCGGAATAATTAATGTGCCTTTTCCTAAACCATTTGCTACACCTATAACCCACCACATTGTTGCATCTTGATAAAATGTATTAGCCAATTTGTCTAAACGATCTATAGATGTAGTTTGCACATAAACATCATTTGGTGACAATGGAATGTTAGGAACTATTACGGAAGACAATCTACGTTTTCCTGCTGAATTTTGTAATTGTTTTGATGATGCATATCTACTTGACATAATATATTTGTATCTTTTATGATTATCCGAAAACTTGACCGGCATTATTCGTTGTTGAATCTGCTGCATTCGTTCCGCCTCTTTGCACTTCTGGTGCAGCTGCTAACGTAACGTCACCCTGAAGGAACCCAGGATCTGGTGCAGTTGGTTTGAAATCACTTAACCAATTATCATTACCCTCCTGTGATAGATTTTCGCTGTTATACTTTTTAGCTAAACCAAAGAATCTACCATTATTTTGTGGTAATGTATCGCTAATAACATTAAAATCACAACTTACGGAAATTTTTCTAGGTGTCTCAAACATTTCGTTATCGCCTTCGATATTAATTTCCCATGAATGATCTAAATCATATGTATAGCTTAACTGAGTCATTACTACCGGTGTTTGATGAAATAGATCACCCAATGTTATTCGCATCCACGGACCTACCAAAGCAATCGATGTTGCATCATATATGGGTGCACAATAACCAGCAAGTGCATTTAATTTTCGCCATATTGGTTTAATTTCATCGCGGTCAGTTACAACAATATCAAATCCTAAACTTAAAGTTCGAGAATACCCGCTATATTGATAATTTTGATCAGCTCGACCAATCATTTTAACACCAGTCCATTCCGGACTAAATGAATCAGTTAATGATGTTAATATAGCTCGAAATACTATAACCCCATCTTTTTTATTATTTACATCGCCAAATAAATCAGTAGCAGTTAATGTTGGCCCTGTTAAAAAGAATTTGATAAAGTCTTTAGTTAAAGATGTTTTAGGTACATCACTAACTATATCGTTAGATGGTTTCCATTGATATGCATTTTTTAACAGTCGGCGGCCAAAATCAATAACGTTAACTTTGTCGCCGCGGAATGGTGTTACTCTATCTAACGCATTTGTTGATCTAACAAAACTACCAGTACGATTAGTAAATTTCCATTCGGTACTTACTTCACTACGCAACGTAAAATCACTACGCATTGCATATGGATTATCATGATCGCCCCAACCAAAACCAAATTGTCCGATACCATTCAAATTGAACAATGAATATGCGGGGGCTGGCGATAATGTAGCTGCAGAGTATATAGCAGCCCGAGTATTAAAAGTACCTCTTCGTAATGCTATAGCTGCTCCATCTTTTCTAGCTTTTCCAATTGCTGAACTTATTTTTACTGCTAAGTTGGCATTTTGATTTGCAAATGAACTTGCAAAACGTTTTGATCGAAAATCTGAATATGGTACTAAATTTCCAACGGAATTTGCAATATCAATTGCTGAGCCTGCATAATTTATTTTGCTAGTTAGTTGATCAAAAGGCAATGTAAAATACGTGCTAGTAACTACATCATTTCCTTCAATCGTACTATCAAATATTTTTTGAGCACTTTGTCCGATTTGTGGAAATCCTAATGCACCTGCGGCTATGCTACTTGCATATCCAAAACTGTTTCTTAAAAATTGTGCATTTGTTAAATTAGTGAAACTACCAGTTACATTAAATGCAGCTCATC